GAAGGGCAAGGCATATCATATGACGAAGCTCAAGAAACTTTTACAGCACGTTACACTAATGAGACAATCGCTCTAGCATTTGCGATAACAGAAGAAGCTATCGAAGATAACCTCTACGATAGAATCGCTTCTCGTTATACAAAAGCTTTAGCAAGATCTATGTCGAATGCGAAACAAGTAAAAGCAGTCAATCCATTAATTACTGGATATGGCACCTTTAAAACAGGCGACGCTTCTTATTTGTTTACTACAGACCATCCTACAGTAGCAGGTTCGTTCGCGAACACGCTTACTACGGCTGCAGATCTTAACGAAACGTCATTGGAGCAGTCTGTTATAGACATCGCTGCGATGACTGACGAGCGAGGACTTAAAATTGCGGCAAGACCGACGAAATTAATAATTCCGTCAAATTCGCAATTTATTGCTGAAAGATTATTTAAATCTCAAGGCAGAGTGGGAACAGCTGATAACGATATCAATGCACTCGTAAGTATGGGAGCAATCCCTCAAGGTTATAGAGTTAATAACTTTTTAACTGATACTGACGCGTTCTATATCATTACAGACGTACCGAATGGTATGAAAATGTTCAATCGTGCACCATTGACAACTGCAATGGAAGGCGACTTCGATACTGGCAACGTTAGATACAAAGCTAGAGAAAGATACAGCTTCGGCTGTTCTGACCCTAGAGGTATCTTTAGTTCACCAGGAGCGTAAAGAAAACATTAGAAGTGAGGCCGCCTTAAAACGGCCTCATTTCGCTTATAAAGATAGAGAAATATATGAAAAACTTTCGAGTCAAAATTTATCACGACGGCTATTTTGCCGATTTTAATCTCCTAGCAGAAGACACTAAGGAAAGTGTTGAGAAATCAATCCTTGACAAACTAGGAAAAAATGATGTAAAGTTCGAATCTGATGGATTTACCCGTGGTAAATGGATAACCTATGAGGAGGTTATAAATGACGGAAGACCTGTACAACATGAAAAAGTCCTTGGAACTCGCGTGGCAACACGAGCATCTGAAGTCAGGGAAGCATAACATTCGTATGATCGAGATAAATAAACAGATCCAGGATGTTATAAAGCAGATCATTGCTCGAGAATTTGAAGAAGACACGCGTCTTACTAAAATAAACGCGTCCAAGCCTGAAGTTTCGATAGCCACTTAAGCGCTATCAAAAATCAATTTTTTCCCTAAGGATACCTTGCACTCTTTTCAAAAAAGAGCTATAGATAAACTACTATACAATTATTAATTAGATCTAGACGCAGTATAGTCGACGGCCTAGAGACTAGATCTTACAAACTAGGAGGATAATAATATGGCAAAAACAACCTTTCGGGGACCAGTCTTACAAGGAAAAGAAGGAACTGGATATAACCTCGTGGAAAAAACAGGGGCTTACTCTGTTTTAATTGGTGATAGTGGTAAAACTTTCATCATTCCAAAAAACTCAACAACAGCGGGATCATCAGTAACTTTCACGTTACCAACGGTAGCGGATAATGATGGATCTTTATTTACATTTGTAAATACTGGCGCTGATGGTACCAACCAAATTAATATAACTGGTGCTTCAGGCGAATATATTATTTACAAAGGCGTTGTTAACCAAATCACTTTAACAAATTAATGTGAGCTCCTTCGGGAGCTCACAATTAGGAGATAAAATATGGGTACATATCCAGTAGATATAAAATCTACACAAGCAACTAGTACAGGTTCGACGACTATTTTTAATGGTCCATGTAGAGTGCTTGGAGTTTATTATTTAAGTGATGTTGCTGCAGGAGGCACTATCGAAATTTTAGATAATACTACAAGTGTGTGTAAATTTGCAGTTCCCGATGGAACCAGTCAACATGAAATTCCTTATTATATAGAATTTCCAGGAACAGGGTTGCGTTGTGCAACTAGCGCGAAAGCAACGTTAACTACTATTACAGACGCAACGTTCTTTTACGGTTAGGAGGTAATTCATGCCTAACACAACTTCAGACAGTTACACGTTTGGGAAAACATTTACTATTGCTGATATTGTTGAAGAAGCTTTTGAACGTGTAGGTTTCCCTAACGTTTCAGGTTATCAATTAAAAGCGGCAAGACGATCACTCAATATTCTTTTTCAAGAATGGGGTAATCGAGGATTACATTATTGGGAAGTAGGGACTTTAAATCTTACTTTGACCCAAGGAGAGAAAGAATTTAATTTTTATAGATATCCTTCGGATATGCCAACGACTGGCGCAACAGCTTTACAAAAATCTAACGGACTTAATACCACTCTAGATGGAGCTATTGCTACCACTAGCGCTACGAGTGGGATTACTTTAGATTCTGTTACAGGAATGAATAATAAAGGTACTATTCGAATTGGTACTGAAGACATAACCTATGTAGGTTTTAGCAGTAAAGAATTAACGGGTGTAACGCGAGGCGCTCATTCAACAACAGCAGCCACCCATTCAGATGGTGTAGCAGTTACTAATTATATTCCAGGTTTCTCGGACATTGAACAATGTTCTTTACGAACAAACATAGGAGCCAATACTCAATCGGACGCTGCTTTAACTAAAGTGGACCGTTCTACTTATTCAGGCTACTCTAATAAAGAATCGGAAGGCACTCCTAGTAATTATTGGGTTCAACGTTTTACAGATCGTGTGACCATGACTATTTATCCAACACCCGATTCAAGTAATGCCGCTAAAACATTACACATTTATTTTGTTAAAAGAATTCAAGATGCAGGAACGTATTCTAATGCGACGGATGTTCCTTATCGTTTTATCCCTTGTATGGTTTCAGGACTCTCTTATTATTTATCTCAAAAATATAGAATGGAAAAAACACAAGCTTTTAAATTATTATATGAAGATGAATTAGCAAGAGCTTTACAGGAGGACGGATCAGCAGCGAGTACTTATATAACACCCCAAGCTTACTATCCAAATATCTAATGCCAAAATATGCTTCAGGAAAACATGCACTAGCTATCTCAGATCGTTCGGGTTTACAATTTCCGTGGAAGGAAATGGTAACGGAATGGACGGGAGCCTTTGTTCATGTTTCTGAATACGAACCTAAACAACCTCAATTAAAACCAAAAAATTTAAGTGCTGATTCTATATCTTTGAGCAAAGTAAGACCCGCTCGAACAGAAAATGCAGTCGCACAATTATTACCCAATAATCCATTCACAACTTATGCATCAGCATCAAGTGTTATTAATGTTAATTCTCCAAATCACGGATTAACCAATGGAAGTACTTATAGATTCAGGGGGTCTCCCTCTACTTCAGGATATGCAAACCCAGCTTCCTTTGATGGAATTGCGGGTTCTAATATTGCAAAAGCCGCAGGCTATGCTATTACTACAGGTAAATATGTGAGTGGCGCTCGAGACACGGATTATACAACTAATTGGTTTTATTTCACAGTGGATACGAGTACGGCTACCACAGGAGATGTAATAGGAGGAGGTTTTCCAGTGTCCGTTGGACCAGCAACTTTATCAGCATAATGGCATATACATTCGCAAATTTAAAAACAGATATTAGAGGTTATACGGAAGTCGATGATACCGTTTTAACGGATGCTATTTGTAGTACGATTACTAAAAACGCAGAAAATAGAATTTATAGAGAGGCAGATAATGATGACAATCGATTTTATGCTACTTCTACTTTAACCGTTGGTAATCGATACGTAACAATTCCAAGTGATTTAAGAATTATTAGATATGCCCAAGTAACCAATTCAAATGTAACACCTAGTGTGAATGTTTATCTAGAGAAAAAAGATACTTCTTATATGACCGAATACTACAACACACCTTCAACAGCTTCAGGATTACCTAAATATTATGCTAATTGGGACGCTAGTTATTGGGTCGTGGCGCCGACTCCTGATGTAGCTTATGCTCTTACTTTAGCTTATATTAAACAACCCTCAACTATTACAGCATCCGATTCAACAACAACTTATCTAAGCAATAAATATCAGGATTTACTTTTGTACGCTTCTTTGTTAGAAGCATATGGATACTTGAAAGGTCCGCAAAATATGGTACAATACTATCAGCAGTCATATCAGCAGGCTTTACAATCGTATGCGATCGAACAACAAGGTCGTAGACGCAGGGACGAATACCAGGATGGGGTCATTCGAACACCTCTTAAATCAGAACCACCAACACAGGATTAAATATGGCAAATATTATACCAGACGCATTTAAATCAGAATTATTATCAGGCACGCATGATTTTTCATCAGGAGGAAATACTTTTAAGATTGCTTTATATGTAACAACCTTAGGTCCTCCCTATACAACTTCTTCAACCGTTTATAGTACCGACAATGAAGTAAGTTCTTCGGGCACGGGTTATGCGACAGGAGGACAAACATTAGATTCTCAGGCCGTGAGTGTTCCAGGAAGTAATACCGCGATCGTAGATTTTGCAAATGAAGTTTTTCCGAGTGTAACATTAACTTCCTTAGGTGCAGCTATTTACAATTCTACTAACAGTAACAAACTTTGTTTGGTCATCGATTTTGGCGGAGCTAAAGTTGCAACTTCAGGAGATTTTACAATTCAATTTCCAGCGGCTGCAGCGTCCACCGCAATTATACAGGTAGCATAATATGGCATTAGTAATAAATAACAGGGTAAGAGAAACAACTTCAACTACAGGCACGGGAGCCGTGACTCTGGGAGGAGCTGTCGGAGGTTTTCAAACCTTCGCGGCTGGAATTGGAAATAGTAATACGACTTACTACGCCATTTCAATCAACAGTGAAAATGAATGGGAAGTAGGATTAGGAACATTAAATGGAGATAGTTCAACCTTAACCCGAACTACGGTTTTAGAAAGTTCCAATAGCGATTCAGCGGTCGATTTTTCCGCAGGCTCAAAAGAAGTTTTTTGTACATTACCCTCAGAAAAAGCAATTTATTTAGACGGAAGTGATGCTCAGGTAGGAGGCTTTGCTAGTCTTGCTGCGGACACTTCGCCCCAACTTGGCGGAGATTTAGATGTCAATGGACAAGATATAGTTTCAACTTCCAATGCTGATATTGATATTATTCAAAACGGAACAGGCGATGTTAATCTTGGAGCAGATGCAGTTCAAATAGGCGACAATGA